ATGAGCAATCGGATCGTGGCTGGATCGGGCAGCACGGCTTCCTCGACCAAGCGGCTGAGCAGCAAGGAGGAAAGCGGCTTCCTTAACCATCTGGCGGCCACCGGCAGCGTCGAACTGGCGGCCCAGGCCGTCGCGATTGCGCCGCTCGACGCCTATGCCGCGTGCCGCACCAATGCCGGCTTTGCGCAAGGGTGGCGGGCGGCTCTGCGGGTTGGATATGATCGGCTGGAAGCGATGCTGATCGAGCGAACCGCCGCGGTGCTGGCCGGGGATGCGAACGGGCCGTTGGAAACACCCGACGTGCTGTTCGCGCTGCGGTTGGTCGACCGTCACCGGGACATGGACCGGCCAGAGGGCAAGGCGCTCAAGCCGTCTGCCGTGGCCGACAAGACGGATGCTGCGATCCTCAAGCGGCTGGCGATGCTCGGCAAGCGACAGGCGGCAGAGGAAGCGCGCGCCCGGCAGGCGCAAGGGGGAGGCGATGCGTGACCCCGGCGGAAAAAAGGGACTTTGCGATGCGGGCGCTCGCCCGTGCCGATCCGGAAACGCAGGCGGCGACGCTGGCGGCATTGTCGCCGGAGCAGCGGCGCGAACTGCTGGAACGGTGGGAACGGTGGGCGCACGCCGGACAGCTGCCGGGCGTGGAGGACTGGCGGATCTGGATGATCCTGGCCGGGCGCGGTTTTGGTAAAACACGGGCCGCGGCCGAATGGGTGTCGGCATTTGCGCGTTGCCATCCGGGCGCGCGGATCGCGCTGGTGGGGGCAACACTGGACGACGTGCACCGGGTGATGATCGGCGGCGAGGGCGGCCTGCAGGCGAGTGCGCGTGAAAGCGAACCGACGTTGCTGAAGTGCGGCGTGCTGCACTTTGCATCGGGAGCGATGGCCTTTCCCTATTCGGCCGCCGCGCCCGGGAAGCTGCGCGGCCCGGAGCATCATGCCGGCTGGTGTGACGAAATCGCCAAATGGCGCGACGGAGACGCGGCCTGGGACAATCTGATGATGGGTTTGCGGCTGGGGGAGCAGCCGCAGCTGGTGGTGACCACGACGCCCAAGCCGGGCACCCTGCTGCGGCGGGTGCGCACTTTGCCGGGGGTGCATGAGACGCATGGGCGCACCGCCGACAATCCGCACCTGCCAGCGAGCTTCGTCGAGGCGATGACGGCGCACTATGCCGGAACCAGGCTGGGGCGGCAGGAACTCGACGGCGAACTGCTGGAAGACGTGGCCGGTGCGCTGTGGACGCGCGCGCTGATCGAGCGGTGCCGGGCGGCGGTAGCACCGGAGCTGGTGCGGATCGTGGTCGGCGTCGATCCGCCGGCCAGTGCGGAAGGCGACGCGTGCGGCATCGTCGCCGCGGGCGTGGCCAGCGACGGGCGCGGCTATGTGCTGGAGGATGCAAGCGCCGCCGGGCTGACGCCGGACGGGTGGGCGCGGGCAGTGGCAGCCTGTGCGGCGCGGCACGACGCGGATCGCGTGGTTGCGGAGGCGAACCAGGGCGGCGCGATGGTGGAGACGGTGCTGCGCACTGCCGAGGCGGCGTTGCCGGTGCGGCTGGTGCATGCGTCGCGCGGCAAGTCCGCACGGGCCGAACCGATCGCGGCGCTCTATGAGCGCGGGCGCGTGGCACATGTCGGCGCCTTCCCCGAGCTGGAGGACGAGTTATGCGGCCTGGTGGCGGGAGGCGGCTATGAAGGGCCGGGCCGGTCGCCGGACCGCGCCGACGCGCTGGTCTGGGCGATGGACGAGCTGATGCTGGGCCGGCGGGGGCCAGCCTCCGTGCGGGGGTTGTGAGCCCCGGCTCAGGTAAACAGCGACAGGAACAACAGTACGAAAGCGGCGGCACACACGCTGCCGCCGACGGTGAGGTGGCGGGCAGCGGAGCGGGCGAAGGGCTCTCCATCGGCGGGGCGGACTTGCTCGCGGCGGATGCGCCAGCCTGCCCAGACGAACATGCCGCCCAGCCAGAACAGCATCAGCGATGCAGGGAACAGGGCGAAGTGTGCGCTTTGCGGCATCTGACTCTCCTAGACGGAGGAAGCTAGCATGAAATGGTTCGGCAGGAAGAGCCTGGAGACGGGCGTCGACGGGCGCAGGCCGGCGCTGTCGGCAGCGGGCGCGATGTCGGCACTCGGCAGCTGGCCGACCAGCTACGAAGCGCAGGTGCGCGCGGGCTATCTGGAGAATGCGATTGCACAGCGGGCGGTGCGGATGGTCGCCGAGGGCGCGGCGGCGGCGCCGATCACGGGAGCGGACCCGGAACTCGTGCGGCTGGTGACGCGACGATCGGCGGGGCAGGTGCTGATCGAGACGATTGCGGCACAGCTGCTGCTGCACGGCAACGCCTTCGTCCAGTTGCTCGAGAACGGCCGCGGGGGCGTCGGCGAACTCTATGCGCTTCGCCCCGAGCGGGTGACGGTGGAGCCCGATGCCAACGGTTGGCCGGTGGCGTTCCGCTATCGGGTGGGAGGGCAGGTGCAGCGGCTGGCCGCGGAGGATGCCGCCGGACGGGCGGCGGTGGTCCATATCAAGGCGTTCCATCCGCTTGACGACCATTATGGCCTCGGCTGCCTGGGCGCGGCGGCGGGCGCGATCGCGGTCCACAATGCGGCAGCGCGATGGAACAAGGCGCTGCTGGACAATGCGGCCCGCCCTTCGGGTGCCCTGGTGTACGATCCGGGGGACGGCGGCGTGCTTTCGCGCGACCAGTTCGATCGATTGCGGGCCGAGATGGAGGCGGCCTTTGCGGGTGCCGCCAACGCGGGGCGGCCGATGCTGCTGGAGGGCGGGCTCAAGTGGCAGGCGATGAGCCTGACGCCGGCGGACATGGACTTCAACGGGCTGAAGGCACAGGCGGCACGGGAAATCGCGCTCGCGTTCGGGGTGCCACCGATGCTGCTGGGGCTGCCTGGCGACAACACCTACGCCAATTACCGTGAGGCGAACCGGGCGTTGTGGCGGTTGGCGATCCTGCCGCTTGCGGAGCGGATCCTGGCGGAACTTGGGCAGGGGCTGGCCGGCCACTTCGCCGATGCGGGGTTGGCGGTGGATCTCGACCGGGTGCCGGCACTGGCGGAGGACCGCGAGCGGCTGTGGTCGCAGGTCAGCAGCGCGGAGTTCCTGACGCGCGAGGAGAAGCGGGCCATGGTCGGCGTCGGGCCGATGGTGGGCACAGGGCTTTAGATCGGTGCGTCTCGAGGGGCGCGGGCCGGGAGGGCTAGGGCGTCTGCGGCGGGGTGCACACCATCGTGGTGCGGTCGAACCGGCCGCCCTGCTCCGCGCATTGCTTGCCGCGCACGAAGGGCAGCACGAACGCGATCGACAGCAGGGCCGCAAGCGCGGCGAACAGGACGATGCGAAGGCGGCGGGGCATCTCCGGCGACTATCAGGTGGAGGCGGCAATGGACAATGCACAGGTGCTGGCGCAGCTGATGGGCCAGGCGCGGCAGGACGGCGCCGACCTCGCGACGCTGCGCGCGATCGTGGAGGAAGCGGGCGAAGACGGCGCGATGCGCGCGCTCACCCGGCTGGGGCTGGAGGATGCCGCGGCCGGCGCGGACATGAAGGAGCTGCGCGAACTGCTCGCCGCATGGCGCGATGCGAAGCGATCGGCCGCGCGCGCCGCGATCGGCTGGGTAGTGCGGATGCTGCTGGCGCTGGTGCTGGTGGGCGTGGCGGTGAAGACCGGATTTGGCGCGTGGGTGCGATGAGCGTCCGCTTTGCCGGCTATGCCGCGATCTTTGGCGTCCCGGACCGAGGCGGAGACGTGGTGCGGCCGGGCGCGTTTGCCGGGGCCGGGCCGGTCCCTTTGCTGTGGCAGCACGGTGGCGCGCCGGTCGGACAGATCGAGACGCTGGCCGAGGACAGCCGCGGATTGCGCGTGATCGGCCGCGTCGAAGTGCCGGAGCTGGCGCTGAAGGTGCAGCAAGGCGCGATCGGCGGACTGTCGTTCGGATACCGGGTGCAGGCCGCGCGGCATGGGCGCTGGCGTGAACTGACGCGGCTGGATCTGGTCGAGGTGAGCCTGGTGCCGGTTCCGATGCAACCGCTGGCGTGGGTGCATGCGGTGACGCCCGGCTGAGCGCGCGACCCTGGTGGAGTGGTGAGGACGTCCCGGTCGGGGCGTCCTTTTTCTTTTGTGGGAGACGGTAATGATCGAGACAAAGGCAGACGCACTGGAAGCGAGCTTCGCAGGCGTGGAGGGCGCGGGAACGCCGGCGGTCCGTCCGATGCTGGCCGGGGCTGCGCTCCGTCCAGGCGGTGCGGCGTTCGAGGGCTTTGTGCGCAGTGGCGCCACCCTGGAGATGAAGGCGTTCACCGGCATGACGGGCGAGGCGGGCGGCTATGCGGTGCCGACCGAAATCGACCGGCAGATCGACACGCTGCTGAAGTCGGCGAGCCCGATCCGTGCGATCGCCAACGTCGTGAAGGTCGGAAGCGCCGGCTATCGTAAGCTGGTGACGAGCGGGGGCACGCCTTCGGGGTGGGCATCGGAGACGGCGGCGCGGCCGGAGACGGCGACGCCGAGCTTCCATGAGGTATCGCCGCCGATGGGCGACCTCTACGCCAATCCGGCAGCGAGCCAGGCGATGCTCGACGACGCCGCGTTCGATGTCGAGGATTGGCTGGCCGGTGAGATCGCGGCGGAATTCGCGGCCGCCGAAGGGCAGGCGTTCGTTAACGGCACGGGCATCAACCAGCCCAAGGGGTTTCTGCGCCAGCCGGTATCGACCGCAGGCGATGCCATGCGCGGGTTCGGCACGCTGCAATATCTGCCAAGCGGCGCGGCGGGTGATTTCGGAACCGAGCCGCAGGACCGCCTCATCGACCTGGTGCAGAGCCTGCGCGCGCCATACCGGCAGGGTGCGGTGTTCGTGATGAATGCGGCGACCTCTACCCGGATCCGCAAGCTCAAGACCTCGGACGGTGCATTCCTGTGGCAGCCGGGGCTGGTGGCGGGGCAGCCGGACACGCTCCTGGGCTACCCCGTGGTGGAGGCGGAGGACATGCCGGACATCGCCGCGAACAGTGCGTCGATCGCGTTCGGCAACTTTCGGCTGGGGTACCTCATCGCCGAGCGGCAGGAGACGCAGATCCTGCGCGATCCCTATTCGAACAAGCCGTTCGTCCACTTCTACGCGACGAAGCGCGTGGGCGGCCAGGTCAGCAATTCGGAGGCGATCAAGCTGATGAAGTTCGCAGCGGCCTGAGCGGCCCTTCTCCGGCGCGGGGAGCCCCGCGCCGGACCTGTCTTCCTGCCCAACCACCACGGAGCTTCCCCATGGAGACGCCACCCATTCCGCAGGCGGCGATCGCTGCCGCCTGCGCTGCAGCCGCCGCCCATTTGCGCATCGGGGTGGTTCAGGAAGGGGCGGTCCTGGAGCAGGCGGCGGCTACCGCCTTTGCCGTGTGCGAGGCCTTCACCGGCCATGCGCTGATTGCGCGCGACTGGCAGGCGGTGGTGCCGGCGGCGGGGAGTTGGTCGCCGCTGCCCGTGCAGCCGGTGTCCGCGATCCATCGCATCGAAGGGTTGCCGGCCGATGGTGCTGCCTTTCCCCTGCCGTCGGACAGCTATGCGATCGACCTTACTGCGGATGGTGCCGGCTGGGTGAAGGTGATGTTGCCCGGAAGCGCCGGCCGGCTGCGTGTGGGCTTTCGCGCCGGGCTGGCGGACGGATGGACCAGCCTGCCGCCGCCGCTGTCGCAGGGCATCGTGCTGCTGATCGTGCATCTGTTTGCGAACGGCAGCGCGGGCGGGGAGCCGCCGGCGGCGGTGGTGGCCCTGTGGCGACCGTGGCGGCGGATGCGGCTGGCACCGGAAGTGCGGCGATGAGGGCGCGGTTGCTGGAGCGGGGCGAGGCCGCGGGCGAGCGCGCAGTCGCCGCAGCGGTGCGGCGGATCGGCGAGGCCGCACGCGAGGGCGCGACGGGGCTGCCGGGCATTCACGTCGAAAGCGACGACGCGGCGGTCACGATTTCCGGGCGCGGGTTGTGGCGGCGGCGGATCGAGGATGCGCGGGTGCGCTGGCTGGGAGCGGAGCGGTGAGCGCGCAGACAGTTCTGGGCGAGGCGCTGGTCGCCGCCCTCCAGGCGCATGCCGGTGTTACGCGGCTGGTGACCGCAGTGTTCGATGCGCCGCCGGTGCGGGGTGCGAGGCCCTTTGCGGAGGTGGCGGAGTCGCTGCTGACCGACTCGAGCACCAAGGACATGGTCGGGCGCGAGGGCCGCATCGCGATCGTGCTCCGCGACGCTGGCGAGCGGCCGGTTCGCCTGCGCGAACTGGCAGGCGAGGTGGATGCAGCGGTCGAAGCCCTGCCGCGTGACCTGCCCGAGGGATGGCGGATCGCGAGCCTCGTGCCCGTGCGCAGCCGCATCGTGCGCGAGGGCGAGGGGCTGTGGGCCGGGACCAACGAATATCGGGTCCGCATGCTGCGGATGCAGTGACGAGGGAGGCAGAAACATGGCGGCGGAGAAGGGAAGCGCATTCCTGCTGAAGGTGGGCGACGGCCAGGTGCCGCCGGGCTTCACCACGGTGGCGGGACTGCGCACGACGCAGTTGTCGATCAACGGCGAGGCGGTGGCGATCACGTCCAAGGATTCGGGCGGCTGGCGCGAGCTGCTGTCCGGGGCGGGGGTGCGGTCGGTCAGCGTGTCGGGGGCCGGCGTGTTCACCGGATCGACGGCGGAGGCGCGGCTGAAGGCGAATGCGCTGGCCGGCACGATCGACGATTACCGGCTGAGCTTTGAAAGCGGGGAGACGATGACCGGGCGGTTCCTGCTGACCCGGCTTGACTATGCCGGCGATTACAATGGCGAGCGCAGCTACACGCTGGCGCTGGAAAGCTCCGGCGCGGTGGTGTCGGCATGAGTGGGGAAGGGGCAAACCCGGCGCGGGGCGAGGCGGAGCTCCGGGTGGCGGGCGAGCGGCTGGTGCTGCGGCCGAGCTTTGCCGCGCTGGTGGCGGCGGAGGACGAGCTGGGGCCGCTGTTCGCGCTGGTCGAGCGGGCCGCGGCGGGGAAGCTGGCGCTTAGCGAACTGGTCGCGCTGTTCTGGCACTGCCTGCGCGAGCGGCCGGAGGCGCTCACACGTGAAGCGCTGGGCGAGGCGGTGGTGGCGGGCGGCCTGGCGGCGGCGACGCCTCCGCTGCGGCAGCTGCTGGCACAAATTCTGGCCGGACGGTGAGCGAGCGCTTCGCTGATGTCGCGGTGCGGCTGGCGGGGTTTGCGGGGCTGTGGTTCGGCTGGAGTCCCGACACCTTTTGGCAGGCGACCCCGGCGGAGCTTGCGGGGCTGGCCAACGCAGCGGGCGGTGATGCGGGCACGGCGCCACCCGATGCGGGGACGCTGGCCCGGCTGATGGAGGCATTCCCCGATGGATGAGGAAATCGAGCGGCTGGTCGTTTCGGTGCGCGCGGACACCGCGGCGTTCGCGCGAGACGTGGCGGCGATGCAGAACAGCCTAGACGGCCCATTCGCGAGTGGCGTGGATCGTGCCGGGCGCGCGCTGGAGACAACGCTGGTGCGGGCAGTGCGGAGCGGCTCGCTGGGGTTCGAGGATCTGGGGCGGATTGCCAACCAGGTGCTCGGCGAGATTGCGGCGAACGCGGTTCGCAGCGGGCTCGACACGCTGCTGGGCGGTGCCGTCAACGGCGGCGGATTGCTGGGGTCGCTGGTAGGGCTGGTCTCCGGGGCGCCGGGACGGGCGACCGGAGGGCCGGTCAGCCCCCAGCGTCCCTATTGGGTCGGCGAGCGCGGGCCCGAACTGTTCGTACCGACCAGCAGCGGCAGTGTGACCGTGCCGCAGGCGGGCGGCGGGCGCGATGTGCGCATCGCGATTTCGATCAACGCAGGGTCGGGCGAGGCGCCGCGCGCGCTGGCGCAGTCGAGCCGGCAGGTCGCACGCGCGGTAAAGGCCGCGTTGATGGACATCGAGTGAGCGCGGGAGGACCTGATGGGATATTGGCTGGCGCGCGAGCGGACGGTTCAGACGGAGGACGTCCTCACGCGGTTCGATCCGCGGTTCTGGACGGTGAATTTCCCGCGGCCGATGATGGCTTCGGTCGTCTCCACTGCGGCGGACGCACTGCGGGTCGACGCCCTCTTCTACCGGGCGGACGATCTTGCCGGGCTGATCTGGGAATCCGAGGATCGGCATGACCACCCGCTGCTCGGCTATGCCACCCGGCGCGACTATCGCGAGTGCCGGCTGCGGTTCCGGTGGCGCTCCGGCGGGGTAGTGCCGCTCGACGCAGTGCATGGCCCGGTGCTGACGATCGAGGGACGCGACGCCAGCGGAGAACCCCGGTCGTGGTATGTGCGGCTGTGGAACCACGCCGTCGGATCCGCAGAGGATGCCGTGGTCGAGATCGACTTCGCCACCGTGACCGGCGGGTTCGAACTGCCTGCGGAGGCGGATCCGGTGTGGGCGGGCGATGTGGACCGGATGTTCGTCTCGCTGGTGGCGCCCGGCTACTCCGGCGCGGACGCACTGCTGCCCGCGCCGGCGGAAGGCTGGGTGGAGCTTTCAGAGATCGCCTGCGAAGGGCCGGATCCGGTGCTGGCGATCGGGTCCGTGATCGTTCCGGAGCATGGGCTGTCGATCGCGAGCGGGTATGACGACAGCTACCACCTCACGCCTGCCCGGTTGCTGCGCAACGCGCTCCACCTGGGGTACCGCGGCAACATTGTCCATTATGTCGGAATGAGCCATTATTTCCGGCTCGAGGCTGACGGCGGGGGGCTGTACGCCAGCCGCGCCGGCGGGGCGCTCAACCCGCCTTGTCGCGCCTGGCACCGCCACTTTGCCGCCGAGGCGAAGGCGCTTGGCTATGGCGTGATCTGGTCGCTTTCCTACGAACTGCTCGACCAGCATTGCTGGAGCGACTGGAAGCAGCGGGCGAGTGACGGATCACCGGCGCTGACCGGTTGGGAGCCACCGTCGGCATTGCTTTCGCCCGCGCACGGCGGTGCCATGGCCTATCTGAAGGCGGTGGCGGGTGCTTTCGTGCAGCTGGCAATCGAGGTGGGGTTGCCGGTTCGTTTCCAGGTGGGCGAACCCTGGTGGTGGGTGATGCCGGACGGGCGGCCGTGCCTGTACGATGCTGCGGCGCGTGCGGCACTTGATCCGATTCCCATCGCAACTGTCCGGGCGCCGCTGGATGCCGAACAGACGTTGCTGCTGGACCGGGCGGGCGCGGTGCTGGCGGCATCGACTGCCGCTCTGACGACGGCGGTGCGGGAGTTGGCGCCGGAGGCGGAGACGCTGCTGCTTGCGTATCTGCCGACGGTGCTCGACGTGGCTGCGCCCGAGCTCAAGCGTGCCAACCTGCCGATCGGCTGGGCCTGGCCGGCGTTCGACGTGCTGCAGCTGGAAGATTATGACTGGGCCGCCGCCGGCAATGTCGCGGCTACTGCGCGCGGGATCGCGGCAGCCGAGGCGCGGCTTGGTTACTCCGCGCGCCGCCAGCAGTATTTCGCCGGCTTTGTGCTCCGCCCCGAGGATGCCGGTCAATGGCAGGCGATCGAAAGCGCGGCGGAGGTCGCCCGGAAGCGCGGCGTGGCGGCGACCTTCATCTGGGCCCTTCCGCAAGTGATCCGCGACGGCTTCGTGCATTTCGACGATGGGGAGGATGCGATGCAGGCGTTCGATGACGTGTGCTTTCCGCTGGCATTGGGCCGGGAAGCGGAGGTGGCGCCGGAAATGTCGACTGCCATCGTCACCAGCGCGGGCGGGGTGGAGAAGCGCAACGCCGACTGGGCCGAAGCGCGCACCCGTTATGATGTGGGTCCGGGGGTGCGGTCCGAGGCCGACATTGCGATCCTGCTGGGCTTTTACCGCGCGCGGATGGGCCCCGCGCGGGCGTTTCGCCTGACGGACCCGTTCGACAACGCATCTGGTGAGCCTGTCAGCGCGACGGACCAGCCGGTCGGGATCGGTGACGGTGTTGCAACCCGCTTCCCGCTCATCAAGCGCTATGACGACGTAGCCCGGCGGATCACGCGACCTGTTCCAGGCAGCGTGCGGGTGGCCGTCGACGGGGTGGAAACCCAAGGCTTCTCCCTCGAACCAGGCGGGGTGGTAGCGGTGGACGTCGCGCCGCCGCCGGGCGCCGAGATCTCAACGGGCTTTCGCTTCGACGTCCCGGTCCGCTTTGCGGAGGACCGGCTTGTGGTGAACAGGGCAACATTCCTTGCGGGCGCGGCGCCTTCGGTGCCGCTGGTCGAGGTGCGCGAGGCATGAGTGCCCCGGACTGGCTACAAGGAGCGGTGACGACCATGGCGCTGTGCTGGCGGCTGGAGCGGCCCGATGGCATCACCATCGGGCTGACTGCCCATGATCGCGATCTTGCCATCGATGGTCTGCGCTATCGCGCCGCGCCCGGGATGACGCCGTCCGCGATCCGGCGCACCGACGGGCTTGATGGCGACAGCATGGATGCGAGCGGGCCGCTTTCGGGGGAGGCGATCCGGGAGGCAGACCTGCTCGCCGGCCGCTGGGATGGCGCGCGCATCCAGGTGTTCGCGGTCGACTGGACGTCGCCGAAGGCGCCGCTGCTGTTGGGCGAGGGGACGCTTGGCGCGGTGGAGACGGGCGACGGCGGCTTCACCGCGGAGCTTCGCGGCGCCGCGGCCGCGTTGGAGCGGCCGGTGGTGGAGGAGACCTCCCCCACGTGCCGCGCGCGGCTGGGAGATCGACGATGCCGGGTCGCCATGGCCGGGCGGCGCCAGTTTGCGCGGGTGCTGGCGGTGGCGGGGCGCGTCGTCACGCTGGACCGCAGCGAGCCGACTGCCGATGCCTATGGTTCCGGGGTTCTTCGCTGGTTCGGCGGCAGCAATGCGGGCCTGGAAACGGCGGTGGCGGCTTCGGCGGGTGCGACCGTGACGCTCGAGCGGACACCACCGATGCCGGTCGAAGACGGGACGCTGGTGGAGCTGGTGGGAGGTTGCGACAAACGGCTGGAGACCTGTGCGGGCCGCTTCGGCAACGCCTTCAATTTTCGCGGTGAGCCCTATCTGCCGGGGATCGACCTGCTGACCCGGTATCCCGGCGCATGACCGGCAACGCGCGTGTCGTGGCCGCGGCGCGGGCGGCTTTGGGTGGCCGGTTTCGGCTGCACGGCCGGGATCCGACGCTGGGGCTTGATTGCGTGGGCCTGGTCGCGCTCGCGCTGGCGGCGGACGGCCATCAAGGCGGGATCCCCGCGGACTACGCCTTGCGTTCGGGCGATGCGGCGAAAGCGCAGGCGGCGCTGAAGGACGCGGGGCTGTTGCGGGTGGAGGGTGCTGAACCCGGCGACGTGCTGCTGCTGCGCGCAGGCCCGGAGCAACTGCACCTCGCGATCCTGAGCGAGATCGGGCTTCTTCATGCGGATGCGATGCTGCGCCGGGTGGTGGAACGGCCGGGCAAGCCGCCGTTCGCGCTGTTGAGCGCATGGCGGTGGGAAGGGAGAGGCTGATGGCAACGCTGGTTCTGACAGTGGTCGGCGGCGCCGTCGGCGGGCCGATCGGCGCGGCCGTGGGCGCTGCGCTGGGGCGAAGCGTCGATGGCAGCCTGTTGTTCGGGAGCAAACCGCGGCAGGGGCCGCGGCTAACCGAACTGGCGGTTCAGACATCGTCGTACGCGACGCAGATTCCCCGGCTGTTCGGCAGGATGCGGGTGGCGGGATCCGTCATATGGGCAACCGACCTGATCGAGGCGCGCAGCAACGAAGGCGGGGGCAAGGGCCAGCCCAGCGCTACGCGCTACAGCTACGCCGCGAACTTCGCGGTGCTGATTGCGGGGCGGCCGATCCTGGCGGTGCGCCGGATCTGGGCCGACGGGAAGATGCTTCGCGGTTCAGCCGGAGACTGGAAGGCGCAGACGGGCTTCCGCTTGCACCTGGGCGGAGAGGACCAGGAGCCGGACCCGCTGATGGTGGCCGCAGAGGGCGTGGGGCTGGTGCCGGCGCATCGGGGCTGCGCCTATGCCGTGTTCGAGGGCCTACAGCTCGCCGACTTCGGAAATCGCATCCCGTCGCTGACGTTCGAGGTGGAAGCCGATCTTGCGCCGGTACCGCTGGGCGCGGTGGTCGAGGAACTGAGCGGGCGCGCTATCCCGGCGGGCGAGGGGGCGCTGCCGCTGATCGGCTATTCCGCGCAGGGCGATAGCGTGCGCGCTGCCGTGGAGGGGCTGCTGGCGCCGGCGGGATATTGGCTGGGCGCAGACGGCATATGCGCGGGCACTGGCGTCACCACGGAGATCGCCGATGCAGGCGTCCGTCTCGAGGGTGACGGGGTAGCGCGCGGTGTGAGGGCGGTTGCGGCCAGCGACAGCGCGCCCGGCGAGCTCACGATCGGCTATTATGATGCATCCCGCGACTATCAGACGGGCGTGCAGCGCGCGATCCGTGCCGGCGCAACGGGACGGGCGGGACGGATCGAGTTGCCAGCGGTCCTGGAGCCGGAACGAGCGCGCGGCCTGGCGGCGAGTGCGGTGGAAGCACTGGACCTGGCGCGCGAGACGCGGCGGGTGTCGCTCGACTGGGGAGATACTGCAATCAGGCCTGGCGATCGGGTGACGATCGCTTCCGAGCCGGGCCAGTGGCGGGTTCGGGGGTGGACGTTCGAGCGCATGGTTTTGAAGCTCGAGCTCACGCGGATCGTGGACGCGCCCGTCTGCGCCCGCGCTGCGTCGAGCGGCCGCGCGAGCCTTGCGCTGGATGCGGTGCATGGGCCGACGCGTCTGACGGCGTTCGAGCTACCGCCGCTCGACGGGAGCAACACCAACACCCCGCGCGTGGCGATCCTCGCATCCGGCGACCTGCCGGGATGGCGCAGGGCCGCCCTTCTCGCGTCCGAAGACGATGGGCAGAGTTGGCAAGCGATCGGCAGCACGGCGGGGCCGGCGGTGCTGGGTAGGCTTGTCGCGGTCCCGGAGGGCGCGCCGGCGACGCTCGAGGATCGGCGCTCCACCATCGAAGTCGACTTCCCGCACGACGCGGTCGGGCTGGCAGGCGCGACTGCAGCGGCGATGGACCTTGGCGCAAACCTGGCGACCGTCGGGGATGAACTGATCCAGTTCGGCGAGGCGGTGCAGGTCGCGCCGCGTCGTTGGCAATTGCGGCGGCTCTGGCGGGGGCGGCGTGGAACCGAAGCGGCAATCGGCACGCAGCAGGTGGGTGATCGGTTCGCGCTCCTCCAGAAGGACACGGTCTGCTGGTTCGAACCCAATCGTGTGGGGGAAGGCGTGCAGTTGAGGCTGCGCGCATCGGGCATCGGCGACGGCGAAGAGGGCGCGGCAGCGGCAGTTGCTGTGACAGGTCGGTCGCTGCGGCCACCATCCCCGGTGCACCTGCTTGCCGCTGTCCTGCCGGATGGGGCGCTGCAGCTACGCTGGGTGCGCCGGAGCCGCAGCGGGTGGTGGTGGCGCGACGGGATAGACGTGCCCCTGGCCGAAGATGTCGAAGCCTATGCAGTGGAGGTCGTCCGCGTCGGCGGCCCGAAGGCGAGTTTCACATGCTCGGCCCCGTCCTTTCGGGTTCCTCCCGATGTCGCAGCCGGGGCTGTGCGCATTGAGGTGCGGCAGACCGGCACCTACGGGGCATCGGAACCGGCGCTCGCTCTTCTCTCCTGA